GCGGAACATGCTCAAGGGCATGGGGAAGAAGTAACTCGTTTCTGGCCACGTCGAGAGACGCCGCCACGGCCCTGCCGCGAGGCACCGCCAACCACTTGCCGGCACGTCGTGAGACGCCCGGCCTTTTTATTTTATTCAGCCGCCCAAGAGGGGTAGCTACTCATGAGCGACAAACCCAAGTATCGCCAGACTGATATAGCCGCCCAGGTACGGCGGATTGAACCGAAGCCAAGCTTCTATCCGGAATATGAATTCACAGGCCGCACGTTTGTGAAGCGTGACAAGCCGGGCACTCGTCCGGACTGATAGAGAGGCCACCCATCCGAGGACGGTGGATTAAATGGGAAAGCTCACAGCACAGCAAAGCCGATTCGTTGACGAATACCTGATTGACCTGAATGGAACACAAGCAGCCATTCGTGCTGGATACAGCGCCAAGACCGCGAATGTGAAAGCTGCACAGCTGTTAGCAAAAGTTAACATTCAGGAAGCCATCCAGGAGCGGATGAACTATCGGCAGGAACGCACGCAGATCGACGCTGATTTTGTGCTCCACGGCATTGTTAAGAACATTAAGCGCTGCGAGCAGGCCGAGCCGGTTCTGGATCGAAATGGCGATCATGTCTACGTGAGCACTGATGAAGGCGACATTGCCCCAGCCTACAAGTACGACGCGAACAGCGCGCTCAAGGGCTACGAGCTATTGGGCAAGCACCTGAAGCTGTTTACGGAAAAGCACGAACACGGCGGCCCGGGTGGTGGCCCCGTTGAGACAGTCACTCGCGTGGAGCTGGTAGCGGCAACCGGCGAAGACGAGGAATAAATGGGGACAGTGCAGGTAAAGCTTCCGCCAAAGCTCGTTCCTGTCTTTGCTGCACCCAACAAGCGATATCGCGGGGCCTTCGGTGGGCGGGGGTCCGGCAAGACTCGCAGCTTTGCCAAGATGGCGGCCATTCGTGGTTACCAGTTGGCAATGGAAGGCAAAAGCGGCCTGATCTTGTGCGGCCGGGAGTTCATGAATTCGCTGGACGAATCCTCAATGTCAGAGGTGAAGGCGGCGATTCAGTCAGAGCCCTGGCTGGCTGCACAGTATGAAATCGGTGAGAAGTACATTCGCACCAATGATCGACGCATTGAGTTTGCGTTCACCGGGTTGCGCCACAACCTGGACAGCGTCAAGTCAAAGGCTCGGATTCACATTCTGTGGGTTGATGAAGCGGAGCCGGTCAGCGACAAGGCCTGGCTTAAGGTCATTCCCACCGTGCGAGAGCACAACTCAGAGATCTGGGTAACGTGGAACCCTGAGCGCGAATCCTCCGCAACGCACCAACGTTTCCGGGCCAATCCGCCGGAAGATTCAATCATTGTCGAAATGAACTGGCGGGATAACCCCTGGTTCCCCAATGTTCTGAATCAGGAGCGGCTGGACGACAAGAAAAAGCGTCCGGATCAGTATCCCCACATCTGGGAAGGCGACTTCATCAAAGTGGTGGAGGGCGCTTACTACGCGGATCTGCTGACAGACGCGAGCCTTCAGGGGCGGATTGGCAATGTGATGCCGGATCCGTATCTGCCATTCAGGGTGTTCACTGATATCGGCGGTACCGGCGCACGGTCAGATGCGTTTTCCATGTGGGTGGCGCAGTTTGTGGCCCGAGAAGTTCGGGTTCTGGATTATTACGAGGCCGTGGGCCAGCCGTTCGCGACTCACCTGCAATGGCTCCGGAATCGTGGCTACGACGAGCGCAACACATCTGTGTGGCTCCCTCATGACGGTGCAACGCATGACCGGGTGCACGACGTCAGCTATGAAAGCGCGTTTCAAAGCGCCGGGTATCGAGTAACGGTAGTACCCAACCAGGGCAAGGGGGCAGCTTCGGCACGCGTTGAAGCCCTTCGCCGGCTGTTCCCCATGCTTTGGTTCAACGAAACCACCACCAAGGGTGGTCGGGATGCGCTGGGCTGGTATCACGAAAAGATTGATGAACGCCGGAACATTGGCCTGGGGCCAGAGCACGACTGGTCATCACACGGGGCCGACTCAGCCGGACTGATGGCGGTGTGCTACGAGCCGCCACGGGGCGCAGAGCCTGATTCATTTGAGCCCGACGCAGAAGCCTGAACATCACTCATCATGCCGGGAGGCATCATGTCTATCGTCACATTCAGCTCACCAGACGAAGCCGGACAGGCGGTTGCGGCCGACCGGTTGTGCCGGGATATCGGTGCAATGCTGGTCAAGCACTACCCGAACCGGCAGTGGTTTGTCGAGGTCAGCATTGTTGGTGGCGTAGCGCAGATCCAGTGCCCATCAATCACCATGCAGTACGGCTACACGGTTCACATTCACGACAAGACGCACGACCAGCTGAAAAAGGCTGTGGTTAAGGCAGGCGGCCAACTTCTGGAAATGTTCAAGCTGAGCCGAGAAAGAGACGCTTCAGGCGGTGAAGAGCTGTTGGCTCGGGATTCCCGGGGCGAAGTGATTCACGCTGCGACGGGGTTGTGATGCAGAGCGAACGATATGACATTGACGCCACGAACGAGCGAGGCGCGGAAGCCCCAGGAATGGAGGCGGACGCTGAGCAGTCGCAGTGGCTGAACCGTGCCCGGCAGCTTTACGAAGAGTCTACCGACTACTACCAGACCTCTCTGTTTCAGTCATGGCGCGACAACATTGCACACTTCCGGAGCGAGCATGCACCCGGAAGCAAGTACAACAAGGACGCCTATCGGAACCGAAGCCGCGTGTTTCGCCCCAAGCCCAGGGCTTCTGTAAGGGCGCTGGAAGCCACGGCGGCAACGGCCCTGTTCACCAATGACAATCTGTTGTCGGTTCGCGGCATCAATCCAGACGATCCCATGCAGGCCGAGGCTGGCAAGCTGCACCAAGCCATGCTTCAGCACCGGCTGGACACCACAATTCCGTGGTTCCTCACGGTGATTGGCGCGTATCAGGACACCCACGTATACGGCATCTGTATTTCCCGGCAGTACTGGGACCGGCGCACCAAGCAGAAGACGGATTATGTGCCGGCAATGGATGAGCAGACCGGCGAGCCTGTGCGCGATGAAGACGGACTGATACTTGCCGAGGAAGTGACCACCGAAGAAGTGATCGCAGACGAGCCGGCCATTGAGCTGATCGCGCCCGATAACTTCCGGTTTGATCCAGCCTGCGACTGGCGTCAGCCGGTAAAATCCAGTCCCTACCTGATTGAGACCATCCCCATGTACGCCGGCGATGTTCTGGCGATGATTGAGAGCGGAGACTGGAACGAGTACACCCTGGGGCAGCTGGTATCTCACGGCTCTGAAAACGAAGGCGGCGAGACGGTCCGCGATGCCCGGGAAGGGAAAGGGCGAGAAGACGCGACCGACGTAAGCCAGGCCAATGAGTACAGCGTTGTCTGGGTGCACTTCAACATCATCCGCGATGCCAGCGGCGAGGACTGGGCCTTCTACACCGTTGGCACCGGCCTTCTGCTCACTGACCCTCAGCCGCTGGACGAAGTAGACCCGCTGGGCAGAGAGCGATTCTGCGTGGGGTTCTCAAGCATTGAGGCGCACCGGAGTCACCCCTCGAGCACACTGGAAATCAATCGCCCGCTGGCGGAAATGCTCAACGATGTGACCAACCAGCGGCTGGACAACGTGAAGCTGGTGCTCAACAAGCGCTATGCCATTCGCCGAGGCAGCAACATTGACCTGGGTGCGCTGATGCGCAATGTGCCCGGTGGCGGCGTGATGATGGATAACGTCAACCAAGATTACCGAATCATGGAGACGCCGGACGTCACGCAGTCCAGTTATGTCGAGCAGGACCGCCTGTCAGTCGAGAGCGACGAGCTATTGGGAACATTCAGCCAGGCCAGCGTGCAAAGCAACCGCTCACTGAACGAGACCGTTGGCGGAATGCAGCTGATGGGGGCATCCGCTAACCAGGTGCAAGAGCTCGGCCTCCGGACGTTCATCGAGACCTGGGTAGAGCCTGTGTTGCGCACCATGGTCAAGCTGGAAGGGCTGTATGAAACGGATCAGGCGATTCTGGCCCTGGCAGCCGGGAAGGCTGAGATCCAAAGCGAGATCAGCGACGAGTTGTTGATGCAGGATCTCGTGGTCAAGGTCAACGTGGGCATGGGCAACACCAACCCTGAACAGAAGATCGCCCGATTCCTGCAGCCATTACAGGCTGCCTCCAAGTTCCCCGAGTTCCTGAAAGAGATTGACCCGCAAGAGGTCGGCAAAGAGATTTTCGCCTTGGCCGGCCAGGGTGACGGGGAACGATTCATGCTGACCGAAGAAAAGAAATCTCAGCGCGCCGAAGGGCAGCAAATGCCGCCTGAAATGCAGATCAAAATGCAGGAACTGAAGCTGCGCCAGGCCGAGATGGAGTTTAATCAGCAGAAGTGGCAGCACGAGGCGGAGCTTAAGGCTCAGAAGCAGCAATGGGAGCAGGAGTATAAGGCAGCCGAACTTCAGACCAAGCAAGAGCGCGACCGCCAGGAGCTGGCCCTCAAGCAAGGACTAACACTCGCACAACTGGAAGCGAAGTTGGGCATGGAATCTCAGCGCATGGAAGTGAAGATGCAAGAGACCGCCGCCAAGCTGCAAAACCAGCGTGACCTGGAAGCCGCCAAGCTCACTGATTCGCAGAATGAACGACAGGCCCGCCGCGACAACCAAGAAATGGGCTTCGATAGCTACTAAGGAACCGCATGGATCACAACAAAATTGCCCTCGATGAAGCGGAGCTGACCCCTCAGTTTCTTGACGACGAAGAGCGCAACTTATTTGCCCAGGCCAAGCTGGGAGAGGATGCCGTTCGATTTCTTGATTCGGATCTCGGCCGGGTATTGCGCGGCTATGCCATGCAGCGTTGCGCCGAGGCCAAAGAAGCTCTCATTTCAAATGCCGCAGACCCTGAGACTGATCAGGGGCGACAGATCATTCGCGACGCGCGTTTCCAAGCCGCTGTCGCTGGCCAGTTCCTGGAGTTTGTTCAGGAAGCCTTAACCACCGGAGAGGTGGCCTACGAATCGCTCAGACAACGCCGAGACGAAGCCTGAGCACCCATCGAACCTGAGAAGGTAAGAACTCATGACCACTGAAAACGACGCCATCCAAGGGCAAAAGCCTGAAGACGTGTCGGCAGAACAGAATCAGGCTGCCGGCGAAAACGAGAACAATGCTGAGGCGCCTGATCGGGACGTCAGCGACCGTGAACGCGCGCTGGCTGAAATTGCCCGTGAATACCGAGAACATCAAGGCTACCCCGACGCCGATCAAGACGATGATGAGTCGGACAACGGGGAGGCTGGGCGCGCCCAAGAGGATGACGACCCCGATACTGAATCTGACCGGCAGGATGCCGGCGATAATGGTGATACCGATACGGATGCTGCGCAAGATCCCCTGAAGGAGCTGGGGTACTACCGAAAGCCTGACGGCCGACTTTACACGACCATGAAAGTGAATGGCCAAGAGCGTGAAGTGCCGGCAGACCAGGTGAAGGCGTACCTGCAGAAAGACCTGGCTGGGGATTACAAGCTACAGCAAGCCGCTGATCGGGAGCGCCAGTTGCAGCAGCGCGAGCGCCAGCTGCAGGACTTGGAGCAAAAGCTCCGGCAAGAATCGAGTCATCCACCCGCTCAGGGCGATGAGGAAATTCGACAGCAAGCGAAAACCGTACTCTCCAAGGTCTTTGATGGCGATGACGACGCGGCCGCAGAGGCTCTGGCCGACTTCATACGGCAGAACAATACGCCGGTGGATACCGACCAGATCCTGTCAGAGGCAGAGCGCCGGGCCATGAGCGCCGTGGATCAGCGAGAAGCTGAACGCCAAAAGCGTGAGTGGCAAGCATCCCAGCAAGACGGGCTTAAGTGGCTTCGAGAGAAACACCCTCGCATGCTCGACGACGACAACCTGAGAGACTTCGTTGACACGCGAACTGCTCGCATGCTCCAGGCCCGCGAGAACGGAGACCCGGAATTCGTTGAAATGACGCCCCGGAAAATGATCGAAAAGGCTGCCGGTGAGGCGCAAGAGTGGCTTGAGGCGCAGGCTAAAGAGCTTACTGGGAAGGACACCCCGGGCAACGACCGAGAGGCGCGGAAGCGCAATCTCAAACCGATGCCTCGCGGCATGTCCAAACAGCCGAGCAACAAAGCCCCCGAAGAGCCCGACACAAGCCCCGCCGCAGTAATTGCAAGGATGCGGCAACAACGGGCCGTCAACTGATCTGACCTTCTTCAAAAACCCCAAGACAGTCGAGGTGACTGACTATGACAGTCAAAGCATGGGCCGATACCGGTTCCGGTTATTTGGCCAACCCAACCCTGAGCGATGAGTTCCGCACTGCGCTTCAGCCCCTGGCTCGTTTCCGTCAGTTCTGTGACGTGGAAGCCGCCATTGGCAAGAACCGTGGCGAGGAATACCAGTGGAACGTGTACGGCGATACCGTTGATGACGGCGGCGAGCTGCAAGAAAACGAGAAGATGCCCGAAAGCTCCTTCCCGATTTCCCAGGGCTCCGTAGTCATCAAGGAGCGGGGCTTGTCCGTGCCGTATACCGGCAAGCTGGAAGCTCTGGCTGAGCACGACATTCGCAAGATTGTCTTCCAGACCCTGCGCAATGACGGCAACCGGACCATGGACCGGGCCGCTCACGCGCAGTTCAATAACGCCATCCTGCGCTATGTCGCTACTGGTGCGTCCGCCTACAATTTTGACGACGACGGCACGCCAACCGGTAACAACGCGCAGGCCCTGGACACTACCCACGTGAAACAGATTGCGGACCTGATGCAGGAGCGCAACATTCCCGTCTTTGACGGCGAAAACTACGTGTGTATTGGTCGCCCGACCACCTTCCGTCCGTTCAAGGATGACCTGGAGTCTTTGCACAGCTACACCAGCGAGGGCTGGAACCGGGTGATGAATGGCGAAAACGGCCGCTACGAGGGCATTCGATTCGTCACTCAGACGAACATTTCCTCCGAAAGCTGGACCAACGGAAACTCGGATGCGGCTTACTTCTTCGGCGCGGACACCGTGACTGAAGCAGTGGCGTGCCCCGAGGAGATCCGTGCCAAGATCCCGGACGACTACGGTCGCGGCAAAGGTATCGCCTGGTACGCCCTCAATGCCTTCGGCATTACCCATGCCGATACCACCGACGAAGCCACCAAGGCGCAGGCCCGCATCATCAAGTGGGATTCCGCAGCCTGATCACTCACGGGGGCTTCGGCCCCCTGACAAGAGGAAAGCACCATGTCGTATCACGATCCTATTCATGCGACCTACACGCTTAAGGCGGCCAGCCTGGCGAGCGCTGCTACGTTGCTATCAGTCTCTGGCCCGGCAGGCAAGAAAGGGCGCCTTGTCGGTATCACCGGCGTGGTGACCACTGGCGTTACCGATGCGGCCGCAACCGTCAGCGTTGGCACGGATGCCGATTCCGATGCATACGGCTCATTGAGCGTGCCTGTCGGTGCTGCCGGTTCGTCTGCCAATGACGCGCTGGTTAAGCCGGCCGATGACAACCTGATTCCCGAGGATTCGGTGGTGGAGATCGCCGCTGACGGTGCCGCTACGGCCGGCGCCGCAGACCTCGCCATTCACATTGCCTGGTTCTAAGGAGGCTTCCATGAAAAAGGCAAACGGCACCCATCGCAGCATGGGCAAAAAGAGCCACACCACTACCGGCGTCGAGTCTGGCGTGTCTGAAGTGGAAAAGGTGGGCAACACCAATCCGGATACCGTGAGCGGTTCACAGCGGCCCAAGCCGCAGCGCCACGGCTCGATCTCAACGAAGTAATCGAGTCCGGCAACTGAAGAGGGGTCCGACAGGGCCCCTTTTTTATGGGAGCAAATCATGCGTCACGGATTTCCAATCGACAGCGAAAAGCCCAAGTCCTGCACTGAGCGCCTGAGCGAAGGCAAGAGCGTAAAGGATGGGCTAGCTGGCCGCACCGACATGTATGAGAGCGAATGGGACCGCCCGCTGGACACGATAAAGCCCGCTCGCAGCATCCACCGCACCACAAGGAACCCAAATGATGAAGCTTGATCACGAACGCAAAGTCACAGAGGTATTCGGTCGTCAGCCGTTGCGATTCATGCAGGACGGGCGCGGATTTAATGCGGCCGGGGATTTTCTCGGCCCAGTCAATGACCAGGGCGAGTTGATTGAAGGTCTGGAAAATGGCCCGGACCCTGAGCATCAAGCCCCGCAGCTTGACAGCCAGCCTCCCGAGCAAGCGCCCAATCAGCAATCTGAGCAGCCACCTGGCCAGCCTCCCGAACAGAAGCCGGAAGAGTCCGCTTCGCAGCCAAACCCTGCAGACCAAAGCGGTCAGGGCGAAGAAAGCGAAAGCGCTCAAGGTCCGGATCTGGATGAGCTGATTGCCCAGTACAGCGAGAAGACCCTCAAGGACCTGCGAGCCATGGGCGGAAAGGCTGGCATCAAGGGCGCGTCAGCCCTGAACAAGCCGGCACTGGCAGAAGAGCTGGCCAAGATTGATGCGGCCAAAGGAAGTGCTGCATGACATTCCTTGAGCTCACCCAGGAGCTGGCTCGCCTTGCGGGGATGGCCGGCAACGGCGGCCCCGCTCAGGTAACTGGCCAGCACGGTGAGTATCGCAGGGCCGTTGAGTTTGTCCGCATCTCCTATGAAGAGATCGTCAATCGACACCCTGACTGGCTCTTCTTGTGGGCGACCGACAGCTATGAAGTGGACCCCGGGCTGTCGGTTTACCCGCCGCCGCCAGAGCTGCACATCTGGGATGCCCAGCGCCTGACGCTGGACGGCGAACCACTACCCTGCATTGACTGGCAAGACCACCAAAGTGATCAGGATTACGAAGGGCGCCCCACAACAGCGGTCCTCAGGCCCGATAACAAGCTTCTACTGGTGCCGACCCCGAATGAAGCGCACGTCCTGAGCTTTGAATTCTACAAGGACGCACCGCCACTTACCGAGAGCATGGATGTACCGCTAATACCAGCACGGTACCAGCGGGTCATTCTTGGTCGCGCTTTGATGATGTACGGCAACTACGAGAATGCCGAAGACGCCAAGATGCAAGGCCAGGAGATTTACCAGATGTATTTGCAGAGACTGGAGAATCACCAGCTGCCAAGGCGCCAGCAAACCTATGGACGTCAAGAGTCAGCGCCGATCCGGGTGGAGGTTGAATGAGTCAGCCAGCTTACATTCAACTCGGTGGCGGCCTGGATCTGGTCACGCCTACCCGACAAATGCCCCCGGGCGCCGCACTGTCTGCCGTCAATTACGAGGCCTCTGTCACGGGCGGCTATCGACGCATTGATGGCTACACAAAAATCGGCCCCACGGTGCCCGGCCAAGGCCCCATTCTTGGCGTGGCCACGTTCTATGACCGGCAATATGCCATTCGTGAAGACGCCACCGCCGGCGCGGCAACCCTGTATCGCTTAAGTCTGGACGGCACCATCTGGGAAACCATCGGTACTGGTGGCGAGCTGCAGCCGGCCCGGCACGAGTTTGACGAGGGCAACCCCTATGCTACGGATGCCGGAAATGCGCTGTATGGCGTGGGTGGCGGTCAGCCGTTCGAGCTCGCACAGGATGGCACGTTGACAATTCTTACCGATGCTCCGACCGGCGCCAAAATGATAGCGCTACACCAGAATCACCTGTTCTTGGGTTTCGAAGCCGGCAGCCTTCAGTATTCGAACATTGGCGATCCGAAGCTATGGGATGCGGCCACCGGAGGCGCCGGAGAGATTGGTGTAGGCCAGCGGCTGACAGGAGTTGTTCAAGGCGTTGGCGGCGTTTTGCACGCGCTCACCCGGGACAGCGTTCAAACGCTCAGGGGCACAAGCAGTGAAAACTTCACCCTGGAGATAACGGTTCCCGGCGTAGGTGCTCGGGCTCGCTCAGCGCAATCTCTGATGACGCCGTACTTTGTGACCGAGCGGGGCATTACCACCCTTCAGGCCTCCCAGCAATATGGCGACTTTACACCCCTGCAGCCAGGCAAGGCCGTTGAGCCGCTGTTTTCTCGGGACGGCCTTTCTGATCGGGTGGTGGCAGCCTGCGTGTCCAGGACCAAGGCTCAGTATCGGGTGTTCTTCGACAACGGTACCGGCCTTTACCTGAGCCCTAACGGCATCACTCAAGTTCGATTCCCGCACCAGGTGGCAACGGCTCACTCCAGCGAGCTGTCCACTGGGGAAGAGTATCTACTGTTCGGCGATGATGCCGGCAACGTCTACCGGCTGGATCACGGCAATACGTTTAATGGCACCGCCATCCGGGCCTTCCTCACTCTGGCGTACACCGACCTCAAAAGCCCCTCAACCCGTAAGCGCTTCCGTCGCGCCTTCTTCGATGTTCGAAGTGGCAGTGAAGCGCGAATCTGGGTCCAGCCGGATTTCGACTACGGCGACACCGAGACAGCCCGCCCCCGCCGGTCCCCAATTGATTACATGCTGGGCGGCGGGTTCTGGGGTTCTGACGCCTGGGGCGACTTCCGATGGTCAGTGCCGGTCATGGGCCAGGAGCCCGTGGACATCTCCGGCACCGCTACCAGCATCAACTTTGCCATTTTCTCTGAGGATTCCGGCGAGCCGCACGAAATCCTTGGGTACGACCTGAGCTTTGAAATCCGGAGGAACCGCCGTGGCTGACAAAACTTACTACGACAACAGCGACGAAGGCCAGCGCTTCCAGAGCGGCACCATTGCCGAAGGCGAAGCGGTTGATGGCAAATTTGACGAGGTTGCCGCTGGCTTTCAGTCAGTAGAGCAAGACACTCGACGTGCGCTGAAGTTTCCCTTTGAAACCGGCATGAGCAGCCAGGAATTTAACGCCACCGCATTCCAGCGCCGCAACCGGGTTCTGGGCTTTGATAACGAGGGCAATGTGGCCCTGGTTTCCGGCTTCTTCAACCGGGGCGACTGGCAGCCTGACACGAAGTACTTCCTGAACGATGTGGTCCGGGATCCAGATACCACCAATCTGTACGTGCTGATTCTCGCCGAGCACACCTCTGGCGCCACGCCAGCCTTTGACGACGAATCCATCTGGTACCTGGCCATTGACGCCAACACCGTGCGAGTGGCGCGCATTGCCGCCGAAGCGGCCCGGGACAAATCCCAGCAGTGGGCCAGCAGCCTGACGGCGGTCGAGAACGGGATCCGAGGTGCGGCTTTCTACGCCCTGGACGCTCAGGCC